GACAAGGAAAATGCCCGTTCAGGCCACCTCAAGCCGCTCCGCCGAGCTCTCCTGGGCCTCGCTCTCCCATGTTGCAGCGCACGAGACGATCCGCTGCCGGCGCGACTACATCGTCGTGGAGCCGCTCGAGGTCGATCACGGCGGCGTCATCGTGGTCAAGGAGCGCACCAAGCCGCTGCGCGGGATCGTCAAGGCGGTCGGGCCCGGCCACTACCAGAAGCGGTACGACCACCCGGACAAGCACCGGCGCACCAAGACCTGGGACAGCCGCGCGTTCCAGCCGACCGAGGTTAAGCCGGGCGATGTGGTCGAGCTCGGCGGCTACGAATACGGCGGCTACGCGTTCCAGACGTTCATCTGGGGGTCAAAGCTGCATCTGATCTGCCGCGAAGCGGATGTCTCCGGGGTGGTCGAGCCTCCAGAACGCCCGCAAACGGCCTCAGATGACCCCAGGATCGATTTTTACCGCACGGCCGCTGCTCCGTGGTCTAGCAGCCTCGTCGATGCGCTTGTGGGGCCTGGATTGGCATGAAGCGTAAGCGCGGCCGTCCTTCGAACGCGGAGCGCACCGCGCGCCTACTTGCGGCCATGGCACCTGATCCGCCCATTGAGCTTACGTCCGATCCGATCATCGCGTTAGCCGAGCCGAAGCATGTCGAGGTCCCGCCGACCTGGACAAAGGGCCAGCTCCTGAACGTGCGCAACGCCGGCGAACACTACGTCATCACGTTGCTCGGCGAAGAGTTCGATCCGCGCCACCCAGAGCGCGCGCTCAAGTTCAGCAATCCGGCGCTGTGCCAAAACTTCGTCTCAGCTTGGTATTCCCGTGAGAATCATGATCCGAGGGCTCGCTGATGGCAGGCAATGCAAACTCCGGCAATCGAAATCCGAAGGGCAATCCGTATCCGGTCCATGGACCATTGCCTCCAACTCGCGGTCGCCCGCCTGGCGTGCCAAACAAGATCGGCGCGCAGGTGAAGGAGAACGTCGTGACGGTGTTCTCTCAGATCGGCGGCATCAAGACCATGGTGGCCTGGGCGCGCCGCAACAAGACCGAGTTTTACCGGATGTACTCGCGCCTGATCCCGACCCAGGTGATAGCAACAGTCGATCTGCGCGACGCAACCGAGTTTAGCGATGCCGAGCTCGTCGAAATTATCGCCAGCCCAAGCAGCGGCCGAATTGCTGGCCCGCAGGAAGGCGAGAGCGTCGCTGGCGGCGTTCATTGAGTATCTGGATCTGGGATTCGTGCCGGCGCGGCATCATCTGCTGCTGATCGGGCATCTGGAGGCGGTTGAGCGAGGCGACATTGAACGGCTGATGGTCCTGATGCCGCCGGGCAGTGCCAAGAGCACCTATGCGAGCGTACTTTTCCCGCCCTGGTTCATGGGCCGCAACCTCGGCGCCGCGGTGCTCGGAGTGTCAAACACGACGGATCTGGCCGAGCGGTTCAGTCGGCGCGCGCGCAACACCGTCGATTCGAAGCGCTACCGCAACGTGTTCGCCTGCGGTGTCGCCGAAGACTCGCAGGCCGCCGGCAACTGGGAAACGGACGCTGGAGGCGAGTTCTTCGCGGCCGGCATCGGCACCACGATCGCCGGCCGGCGCGCGGATCTGGGCCTCATCGACGATCCGATCAAGTCGCGCGAGGAAGCCGATTCCGACCGGCTGCGGCAGAAGCAATGGGACTGGTACGTCAACGACTTCACGCCGCGCCTCAAGCCCGGCGCGCGGCAAATTTTGATACAGACAAGATGGCACGAAAATGACCTCGGTGGGCGGATTCTTGAGCGCGAGGCCGACCGCTGGACGGTCGTGAAGCTTCCCATGGTTGCACAGGCCTCAGACCCGCTGGACCGTCAACCTGGCGAGCGGCTGTGGCCGGAGTGGTTCACTGAAGAGATGATCGAGCAGGCCAAGCTTGATCACCGCGCTTGGAATGCGCTGTATCAGCAGGATCCGGCCCCGGAAGAAGGCGACTTCTTTCAGCGCGACGACTTCAATGCCTATCTGCAATTGCCGGAGAAGCTGCATTACTACGGCGCCTCGGACTATGCGGTGAGCGAAGGCGAAGGCGACTACACCGAGCATGGCATCTTCGGGCTCGACTACAACGGCGACCTTTACGCGATCGACTGGTGGCGCGAACAGGCCAAGTCCGACGTATGGATCGAGCGGCAGTGCGACCTGATCGCGCGCTACAAGCCGCTCATCTGGTTCGGCGAGTCCGGCCCGATCCGTCGCGCGATCGAGCCGTTTCTGCGCAAGCGCATGCAGGAACGCGAGACGCCGTGCCGCCTGGAGTGGCTGCCGAGCATCGCGGACAAGGTTGTGCGAGCGCGAGCGATCCAAGCGCGCTGCGCGATGGGCAAGGTCTACATGCCGAAGGCCGCGCCGTGGAAGGCTGACCTGATGAGCCAGCTCATGCGTTTTCCGGCCGGCAAGTATGACGATGGGGTGGACGTATTGAGCCTGATCGGGCGCGGACTTGAGTTCGCCAACGCGCCGAAGCTGCCGCAACCGCAATCAAATGGGCATGCGCCGATACGGCGGGGCGGTCCGCAGGCCTGGATGAAAGTATGAGAATCGCGCTCGATTACGACAGCACATATACGCGCGATCGAGCGCTATGGGATGAATTGATCTTCAGTGCGCAGGATCGCGGCCATGAGGTCCTGATCGTAACGATGCGCGCGCAAGCCGAAGGCGTGACAACAATTACCGGTGCCGAGCCACCATGCGAAGTCGTCTATACCGATCGCAAGGGCAAAGTCGGGTATATGGCGAGTATCGGCAGGCCCATTGACGTGTGGATCGACGATAACCCGCGCTGGCTGTTGTTGGATGCCGCCTGATGGCTGAAGAATCCAACCGCGCCCCTGCCCGCACCGAAGAGGACCGCGAGTTCGCGGCTTTCACGGACGCTGCTATCTGGGAGGAAGCACGCGACCGCCTGCAAATCTGCGCCGAATCCGAGATCGACAATCGCAAGCGCGCCAAGGCAGCGCTGCTCTTCCGCGAAGGTGACCAATGGGACCACGATGTCACCACAACCGCATCTGAAGATTCGCCCGAGCTCACCATCAATCTGACCGATGCATTTGTCAAGCGCGTCGAGAACAACATTCGCCAGCAGCGCCCGCGTGGCAAGTGTCATCCAGTAGGGGAGGGAGCTGATGTCGAGATCGCCGAGATCATCAACGGCATAGGCCGTCACATCGAAACGCGCTCCGAGGCCTCCGTTGCCTACGACACGGCGGCGAGCCATGCGGTGGGCGCCGGCGTGGGCTACTTTCGGCTGATCGCAGAGTATGTAGAGCCGCGCAGCTTTCAAAAGGATTTGCGTATTCTGCCGATCCGCAATCTGTTCACGGTGTCGATGGATCCGGGCGCGATCATGCCAAGCGGGGCTGATCAGAACTGGAACATCATCAGCATCAAGATGAAGCGCCAGGAGTACAAGCGGCGCTATCCTGATGCTCAGAATGTCAATTGGAATGACTTGGGCCGCGATGAGCAGCGCCTCGACTGGGAGGACAAGGAAGAAGTGCGGCTGGCCGAGTATTTCAGGATCCGGGAGAAGGAGGAAAAGCTCTACCTGATTCGCGCTGCCGATGGTTCCGAGCTGACGCGCTACCGTTCCGAATTACCACGCAATGAAGATGGGAAAGTGGTGATGTTCCACGTGGAACGCAAGCTTAAGGAGCGCGGCGCCACGATCGAAGGAGAGCGCGATTCCGTCAAGCGCCAAGTGGAGTGGTTCCGGCTCAACGGCTTGATAGTAGTCGAGCGTCAGCAGATTCCGGGCAGCTGGATTCCGGTTTTCCGCGTTGAGGGCAATACCACCGATATCGACGGCCGGATTCGTCGCCGCGGCATGGTCGAAACCATGATGGATCCGCAGCGCATGGTCAATTATGGCGAGGTCGCAAAGATCAAGCGGCTAGGGCTGGCGCCGAAAGCGCCCTGGTTGGCGATGGAAGGACAGCTCGATGGGCATCCGGAATGGAATGACGCGAATCTGAAGTCCTACTCGGTGCTGGTTTCGAAGCCGGTGATCATCGAGACCTCGAGCGGACCGATGCTTCTGCCGCCGCCAAGCCGCCAGCCGCCGGCGCAGATCGAAGCAGGTTTTTCCGAGTTCGTCCAAGGCATGCGATCGAACCTGATGGCGGTCGCCGGCATGCCGAACGAGCCAGGGCAGGATCAGCAGGGCCAGGTCGTGTCCGGCCGCGCCATCAAGCGCCGCCAGTGGCTGTCCGATCAGTCGCATTTCCAGTATTACGACAACCTGACATTGGCTATCGCGCAGTGTTGGCGCGTGATGGTCGAGTGGATCCCGGCCTACTTCTCCGAGCAGCGTATGCAGCGCATCATCGGCGAGGATTCGACCCCGGAGATGGTCCAGATCAACCAGCGGGTGGCAGGCGAGCAGGGCGCTGAGGCGCGGATCAAGAATGACCTCTCGGTGGGTCGCTATGATGTTGTCATGGACACGGGGCCTGGATACGAAACCAAGCGCGAAGAGGGCGCCGAGAACCTGATCGATCTGCTGAAGGTGGGTCCGCTGGCCGAGATCATTGCCAAACAGGGTTCGGATCTCGTGTTTCGGTCGATCGACCACCCGTACATGCAGGAGCTGGCTGATCGGCTGATGGCGGCCACGCCGGAAGGCCTGCAGAAGATCATGGCGGGGCTCTCCAGCCGCGCGCGCTCGATCGTGCAGTCGCTCGCGAACGAGAATCAGGCGCTTAAGCAGCAACTGCAGCAAGCGCAGCAGGATTTGAAGCTCGGCCTGACCAAGACGCATATGGTCGAGACGGTCAAGGCGCACGGGATCGAGGTCGCGGCGCAAACCAAAGTCCATGACACCGAAACGCGGGCCGGATCGATGATTGCGGCCGAGGAAATCCGGGCGGCCGGCAAGATCATCGACTCCCGGATCGATCAGGCGGGCGCCTCGGCCGATGCCGACCGCATGGTATCGGCAGGACTCAACGCGGAGCAAAGGGGGCAGTGATGGCTGTAACCGTGATCGACAGCAAGGCAGAAATCACCGCGCTGCAGGCCGAAATGGACGCGCAGGAGCCGATTCCGGGCGTTCCGGTAGAGCCGGAAAAGCCTGCCCCCGCCAAGACGGACAAGCCGCCCGATAAACCGGCGCCGAAAGCGGGCGAGCCGGATCCGGACCATGACCCGGATGATGATGAGGGCGAGGACGGCCTGACGCCGCGCGAAAAGCGCGAGCTGAGCTTCAAGATGCAAAAGGCCATCGGCCGGCGCGTTGCCCGGATGCGGGATGCCGAGGAATTCGCGGCGGAGCAGTACAGGGAAAAGCGGGCGACCGAGCAGCGCGCACAGCTGCTCGAGCAGGAGCTGCAGGCCGCGAAGGCCAAGATTCCGCCCGAGGCGGCTCCGGATACCGGGAAGCCCCAGCGCGACAAGTTCGCCTCGGACGAGGCCTACTGGGAGGCCATGACCGACTGGCGCGTCGATCAGAAACTCGCCAAGCAGGCCGAGGAAAACGCCCGACTGGCGGCTGAGCGCCGCGCTGCCGAGATTCTCGAAACTGCCAAAGATCGCATTTCGAAAGCCCTGGAACTCGTTCCGGATTTTCGTGATGTGACCGAGGCGGTCAACGCCGAAGTGCCTCCCGTGGTGGCCGGCTATATGCAGAAATCTGAGATGTTCGCCGAGCTTGGCTACCATCTGGCGAAAAATCCTGATCTTCTGGCAAAACTCGCCAAGTTGCCGCCCGATGAGCAACTGGTGACAATCGGAAAAATCGAGAGTACGCTTAAACCATTCGAGCCTGTTTCACGTGAAACATCGAGTGGCTCGAAGGCACAAGACGGCGCAAAGCCGGACAAGTCAGCAGGCACCAACGGCCAGCAGAAAGCTGCGCCGGGCGACGACGAAACGGGCATAGCCCCGAGCAGGGCCCGCGGTGCGGCCCCGGTGATCAAGCCGATCAATGGCAGTGGCGCGGCAGTCGAGGTCGCTCCGGCAGATATGAACATCCGCGAGACGATCAACGACTGGAGCAAGAAGCGCCAGGTCAATCTCGGCTTGCGCAAGCGGCACTGAGCCGCCCCGGAATCCGTAGCCAGCGGATTTTCGTTGCGTTTGCGCCCTCTTGCGGGCGCGAGGTGCATAGCCCGTGGCAAACCAGCTCCTGACGATCAGCCTGATCACGAATCGGGCATTGCCGGTGCTCGCGAATCTGTGCGTGCTCACCGACAAGTTCAACCGGCAATACGACAAGGAATTCGGCCAGAAGGGCCGCAAGATCGGGGCCACATGCAACGTGCGCCTGCCGCCACGGTATCTGGGTACCTTCGGCCCGGCGCTGAACGTGGAACCATCGGCCGAGCAGTTCGTGCCGGTGAATATCCTGTATCAGTACCACGTCGATATCCAGTTCAACACGATCAACATGCTGCTGGACATCGATGATTTCGAAGACCGGTTCATCGAGCCGGCCTGCATGGCGGTGGCGAACCGGGTGGACAACGACGGTGCTTTCTTCGCGATGCAGAACACGGCCAACCGGCTGGGCACGCCCGGCACGGCGCCGACCGCGTTCAAGTCTTTCTCGGACTCGCGCGCGATCCTGGTGTCCGAGGGCATGCCGAAGGGCATGATGCCGACGGCCGTGCTGCATCCGCTGGCGTCGTCGGCAATGGCCGATTCTCTGAAGGGCCTGTTCAATCCGCAGGCGAAAATAGCGGAGCTGTTCGAAACCGGTATGGTCGCGGCCAAGACGGCCGGGGCGGACTGGTTCGAGGATCCGAATATCGCGAATTACACGACCGGCACGCTGGCCGGCACGCCTGTGCTGGCGGGGGCCACGGCTCCATCTGGCGGCACCGCGCTGCTGACCTCCGGCTGGGCGCAGACCGGCACCTTTGAAATATCGGGACTTGGCGCCGGCAACACGACTCAGTGCGTGGTGGGCGACACGCTGCAAGTATTGGGCGTTTTCCCGGTGAATCCGCAAAGCCGCGGCCGATACGGCAATGTGCTGAAGCAGTTCGTGGTCCTGCCTCCCGGCGGATATGCGCAGATGACCGGTGTCGCAACCCCGGGCGGGCCGCAGTTCGCCGCAGCCACCCTGTTACACGGCACCTTCAACGCCACGACCGG